TTTAAGGGGTGGAAGAAAAGTTGTTATTATTGATGAGGCAGATTACATGAATCCAGATTCGGTTCAACCGGCCATGAGAGGATTCATAGAAAAGTTTACGGAAAATTGTTCTTTTATATTCACTTGTAATTACAAGAATCGTATAATTGAGCCCATTCATTCAAGATGTGCAGTAGTGGATTTCACTTCACCAAAAAGTGAAAAACCAGAAATTGCAAATGCATTTTTGAATAGATGTGATCATATTCTGAAAAGTGAAAATATCGAATATGATAAAAGAGTTATTGTTGAACTGATCAATAAACATTTTCCAGATTTTAGGAGAATGTTAAATGAAATGCAACGATATTCTACATCGGGCCAAATTGATTCTGGCATTCTTGCAAATATAGGAGAATTGAATCTCAATGCATTGGTTTCGGCCCTAAGGGAAAAGAACTTTCCGAATATGCGACAATGGGTTACATCAAATGTTGATAATGATCCTGCATCGATTTATCGTAAAATCTACGACAAATTGTATGAAGTTGTCGATAAAAATTCTATTCCTCAAGCAGTATTAATTATTGCAGATTATCAGTATAAATCTGCATTTGTTGCAGACCAAGAGATTAACTTGGTTGCGTGCCTGATAGAGTTGATGGCGGAATGTGAGTTCGTATGAGCCCATTTGAATTCATAAATCAAATTAATCATGGGAAAAAGAATCTCATTGATGAAACGCCTGAGTTAGAGAAAGATTATAAGCCCTTTATTGTGAATAGGGGGTTAAGTTTTAATCATGATACTGCATTGTATGCAAACGAAATGAATTTTCGGCACTATGCAGACCACAAACTTCAATTCGACTTTTTTCTAAATAGTATTAGACCAAAGAAACGTTATGGTAAATGGTTAAAAAGAAAGAAAGAAAATAATGAAATTCTTGATCTTATCAAGAGTTATTACAAGTGCAATTATGAAAAAGCGAGAGATTATGCAACCTTGCTTGATGATTCGCAACTGAACATTATTAAACAAAGAATTGATAAAGGTGGAGTGAAAGGAGCAATATGAACGACACACTCATCGAAGCGATGGTTGAAGTGAAGTTAAATGAGCCTGACGATTTCCTAAAGGTACGAGAAACCCTTACACGTATTGGAATTGCGTCACGGAAAGAAAAGACTTTATTTCAATCTTGTCACATCCTGCACAAGCAGGGAAAATACTACATAGTACATTTTAAAGAACTTTTTGCATTAGATGGTAAAACTACTAATTTTACTGAAAACGATACTGCTCGAAGAAACAGTATTGCAAATCTACTCTCAGAATGGGAATTGATAACATTAGTAGAACCAGATAAATCGGCAGAACCTACAGTTCCATTGAGCCAGTTAAAGATTCTATCATTCAAAGAAAAGGATGAATGGGATTTAACTCCAAAATATAATATTGGGAATAAGAGAGACGCTGATGAGAATGACGAGTGATCTTTTATTTTACAAATTAGATTCAGAGGTAAAAGATCCTCTACGAGCAACAGAAGGTTCGGCCTGTTTTGATTTGCATTCTTTTATGCCAGAGGATTCTCTAGTAAGAGTATACATAAATCATCAAGACGAAGATATAGAGATAAGAGAGAGGAAGGTAGTTCAAGGAAGAGTGCAAATTAATTCAACGGAACGAATGTTAGTTCCTACTGGATTAATATTTGATATTCCAATGGGATATTCAGTTCGTTTATATCCAAGATCAAGTCTTGCGTTGAAACAAGGTTTGACTCTTGCAAATAATGTAGGAATCATTGATTCTGATTATGTACAGCCGGTTTACATGATGGTATACAACATAAGTGGTTATCAACAATTTGTAAAGAACGGAGAACGTATATGTCAGGCAGAGTTAGTTCGGGAGCAACCATCTGTATTGATGGAAGTTCATGAGCGACCCGAAAGTAAAACCGATAGGGATGGAGGATTTGGATCAACTGGAAAGGGATAATTTTGGTTTATATTATAGAGAAATGGACAATTGCATCCGTTCAAGTAGTATATTATATTCCAGATTATTTGAATATAGTGAACGAATTCGTATGGCAGACAGAAGATCAAAGACCGAAGTATCCAAGAATAGGTGAATTTCTCGATTATTGGGATAAAAACATTGACGGCCCAATCAAAGAAGTTTTTATATATGACCACGATGAACATAATGTAAGAAAAGTTGACAGAAGATTCAAAATAAATTAATATGAAACCTTTGATAGTTGATAATTTTATAGATCAAGATTCTTTCCAAACTTTAAAATGGATGATGCATGGAAGATTTCAAGAATTGTCCAAAAATTTTTGTTGGAATTATTGTGAAACTATAGATTATGGAGATGATGAAGACAAATTTCAATTCATTCATAATTTTTATACATATAATAAAGGGTCATGTTCTCCTCATTATAATTTACTTGATCCTATTTTACAAAAATTAAGATGTAAAGAAATATATCGAATAAAGGCAAATTTACTCACAAGAACACCAGAAATAGTTCCAAATACATTTCATACTGATATTCAGGCTTTAGGTAATTTTTTAATGCCATGGACAACTGCAATATTATACATGAATTCAAATAATGGATATACAGAATTTGAGGATGGTACAAAAGTTGAAAGTATAGAAAATAGAATGTTAATGTTTCCTGCTGAAATGAAACATCGGGGCACTTCTTGTACAGGCGTGAGAGCCAGAATAGTGATTAATTTTAATTATTCAACTTGATAAATTAATATGGAGCCCGTGATACTAGATAATTTTCTAGATCCAAAATCTTTTCAAGTTTTAAAAAATACTATGCTTGGTGGGAGTTTTAATTGGGTCTATAATGACGCAATAGATTTTGCAGATGATAAAGATAAATTCCAATTCACTCATAGTTTTTACAAAGAAAAACTTGGGCCAGAATCTGTGCATTATGGGATACTTAGTTCTATTCTACAAAGATTGAGAATTAAAGAAATTTATCGAATAAAAGCAAATTTACTTACTAGAACATCAAAAATTGTTGAAAATTCATTTCATACAGATATACAAGGAAATTGGGGAGTAATACCTTATACTACTTCAATATTGTATATGAATACCAATAATGGATATACAGAATTTGAAAATGGAACGAAAGTTGAAAGTGTTGAAAATAGATGGGTATCATTTCCAGAAGATACAAAACATCGAGGCACTTCATGCACAGATGAAAAAGTTAGAGTAGTAATTAATTTCAATTATTTAACTTGACTTTTTCGTCAAAACTTAGTATAATTATATAAAATGGAGTATAAATAGTGATGAAGACAAAATACACATTGTTAGTGAAAGAGGGCAGTTATGCTGCAGATTCACTAACAAGATTGATTTGGATTGTTTTAAAACATCGAGCCGAACATTTCCTCAAAGGAGAGGGTTGGCGAGATTGAGGTTGTCCATAGTGGAAACCTTGTAACTCAACCCACCGCCCGTGCTAGGGGGTGGGGATTATTTTATAACCTTGCTTTATATAAGGAGGCAATATGGTAACATTAGCACATCACTCAAATTTCACCGCAGGCGACTTGGAACGTTTTATGGGTCTATCCGTAGGATTTGATTCCATGTTTAATCGTCTGATGCATTTCCCTTCAGAACAAAATACTGGATATCCACCTTACAATATTCGTAAGATAGATGAGTATAATTATGTCATTGAGATAGCCCTTGCTGGTTTCTCAGAAAATGACATCGAAGTGGAAGTTGCAGATGGTACTCTCACAGTTCGTTCAAAAGAATCCAAAGATACTGCGGAACAGCAGTATGTCCATAGGGGAATTGCCAGAAGGTCATTCTCTAAAGCATGGACTCTTTCTGATGACATTGTTGTCAAAAGTGCAGAGTTCACTAATGGTCTTTTGAACATTAGTTTGGAGAAAGTGGTGCCCGAAGAAAAGAAACCACGCATCATTCCTATTTCATCACCTTCTGTGATTGAACATAAGAAGAAGTAATTTCTCCAAGCCCCTTCAGAGAATAATATATACTTTGAAGGGGTTTTTGTTTTTTAACTTTTGAAGGAGAATAATATGTTACCACTTGCAGGAATGCTATT